ACCCGACCGTCGCTCACCATGACCACGGTCAGCAGTGACCACCCGCACGACCTGACCTGACCACCCGTGGATGTCATGCCAAACCGGACATTCTGCCTGTTTTCAGGGTAGGGGGGGCGGTTCGTGACGGGATGTCCGGTTCTTCAAGACTCCGCAGTCTTTCGTGATATTTACACGGCGCTGATTTTTCGCTGACCGGAGGCCGCGTGCGGACCACGAACCGGGGCCAGCTGGAGCAGACGCTCAAGGAGCTGCGGCGTCTCGGCCGGCTGGAGAAGATCGACGCGGCCGTCGTCCAGGCGCTGCGGTCGATGGCGTTCGCGCTCGACGCTGACCCGTCGAATGCGGCCCTGTGGCGGCAGTACCGGGAAGGGGTGAGGGAGCTGACGGCGGATGACACTGGCGATCCCGTCGATGACGCCCTTGCCGACCTGTTCGCCGAGCCACGCGACTAGGCGCCGACCCGAGCGGGAGACGTTCGGCCCGGAGCTGGCGAAGATCGCCGTCGCCCTGGGGCAGCCGTTCATGCCGTGGCAGCACGAGGCCGCGGCCGTGGGGTGCGAGATCGACCCGGAGACGGGGCTGCCGGCTTACCGTGAGGTGATCGTCACCGTCCCGCGTCAGTCGGGGAAGACGACGCTGTTCCTGTCGTGGCAGATCGACCGGTGCGTGTCGCCGCGCTGGGCTCAGCCGCAGCGGTCGGCATTTACCGCGCAGTCCGGGAAGGACGCGCGGGATAAGTGGCTGGACGAGCTGTTCCCGCTGATCCGCCGGTCAAGGAAGCTCAGGCCGCTTGTGCGGCGGATCTACGAGGGCATGGGGAACGAGTACATCTCGTTCACGAACGGCTCGCTGATCCGGCTGCTGTCCACCTCGACGTCATCGGGGCATTCCAAGACGCTGCATCAGGCAGTCCTCGATGAGATCTGGCACGACAAGGACGGCCGCCGTGAGCAGGGCCTGCGCCCGGCGATGATCACGATCACGGACGCGCAGCTGCTGGTGTGCTCGACGGCGGGGACTGCCGAGTCGCTGGTCCTGAACCGGAAGATCAAGGTCGGGCGCGAGGCGGCAGCGGCGGATTCGGGCCGCGGCGTCGCCTACATCGAGTACTCGGCGCCTGAGGGCTGGGATCCGCTGGATGAGGACTCGTATTTCGGGTTCATGCCGGCGCTGTGCCCGGCGCCGCCGTGCCGGTGCGGCGGCGGGAAGTGGCGGCACACGATCACGCTGGACGCGATCCGCAGCGAGCGGGTGTCGATGGAGCCGGCGGAGTACGCGCGGGCTTACGGGAACGTCCCGGACCGGTCGGGAGCGTCGGCTGACCTGGCGGACATGAGCCGGTGGGGTTTCTGCGCGGATCAGGGGTCGGTGGTCGGTGATCCGGTGGCGCTGGCGTTCAGCGTGGCGCCTGGCGGGTCGGGCGCGTCGATCGCGATCGCTGGCCGGCGAGCTGACGGGCGCGGTCACGGCGAGCTGACGGATCCGCCGATGGCGGGCACTGCAGGGCTCGTGGCCCGGCTGCTGGAGCTGTGCGACCGCCATGATCCGTGCGTACTGGTGATGAACCCGTCGGGCGCGGCGGGCGCGTTCGAGAAAGAGCTCATCGAGCACGGGTTCGCCACGAAGCCGGAGCCGGGGAAGCGGCTGCTGCAGGTCACGGGGGCGCGTGAGTACGCGCAGGCGTGCGGGGCGCTGGCCGAGGACGTGAAGAACGACCGGTGGCGGCACCTGGGGCAGAAGCCGCTCGACGATGCGGTGGAGGACGCGCCGACTCGTCTGCTGGCCGATGCGTGGGCGTGGTCGTGGAAGGGGCTGGCCGCTGATATCAGCCCGCTGGAGGCGGTGACGCTGGCGCGGCACGGGTTCATGACGCACGGCGTGGCAGCACAGCAGAAGCCGTTCGCACTCTGGGGATAAGGAGACCGAGTTGACGTCGATCAGCACCCGCGTGCCGTCCGCGCGGATCACCGAGCGCGCCCGGCAGGCCCATCCTGGCCGCGTGGCCCTGACCGTGGTCGCGTGCCTGCTGATGGGCGCGGGCTGGCTGGCCGCGCGGATCCTCGGCATCCTGTGGCTCGGCCTGGCGTGGTGCGCGATCGCGGCGAGCGAGGGATGGGCGCAGGGGCGCACCGCCGGATGGTCGCAGCACGTTGCTGAGCGGCAGATGAGGGCCAGTGCCGGGCGTTCTTGACCGCGTCAGCGCCCGTTTCGCCGCTGTTCGCAGCCGGCCGAAGGCGCTGGGCCTGGACGAGTACGCCAGCTGGTTCAGCTACGGCGGCCAGCAGTACCCGCTCCTGCAGACCACGTACTCGACGATCGACCAGGAGCGCATCAGCATCACCGCCGCGCACGCGGCGAAGACGTCGGGCCCGGTGTTCGCGCTGTGCCTGGCCAGGGCGCAGGTGTTCGCCCAGGCACGGTTCCAGTGGACCAGGATGCAGGGCGCGCAGCCCGGTGACCTGTTCGGCACCGCCGAGCTCGGCGTGCTCGAGCGGCCGTGGCCGGGCGGGACGACGTCGAAGCTGCTGACCCGGATGGAATGGGACGCCTCGACGGCCGGGAACGGCTACGTCCGCCGCAAGGGCCAGGGCCTGCACCGGCTGGAGCCGTCGTGGGTGATCATCGTCATGGGGTCGCAGGAGGACGCGGAGAACCCGTCGATGGCGGCGGACACGACCGTCGTCGGCTACCTGTGGGTGCCGCCCGGCGGGAAGATGATGTTCTTCACCCCGCAGCAGGTCGCGCACTACGCGCCGATCCCGGACCCGGACGCGCATTTCCTGGGCATGTCGTGGATCACGCCGGTCCTCCGCGAGCTGCAGGGCGACCAGGCCTCCACGGAGCACAAGTGGCAGTTCTTCCATAACTCCGCGACCCCGAACATCGCGATCAGCTTCGACCCGGGCGTCGCCATCGACGCGGTCCGGGACTTCAAGGAGCTGCTGGAGACCGAGCACCGCGGGATCGCGAACGCCTTCAAGACCCTGTACCTGGGCGGCGGCGCGAAGCCCGTCCCGGTCGGGAACAGCTTCAAGGACATGGACTACGCGACCATCCAGGGCCGCGCGGAGTCGCGCCTGGCCGCAGCGGCGGGCGTGCCGCCGTCGTGGGTGGGATTCGCGGAGGGCCTGGAAGGCAGCGCGCTGAACGCCGGGAACTTCGACTCGGCCCGCCGCCGGTTCTCCGACGGCACCCTCGTCGACCTGTGGACCTCGGCGGCCGGGTCGCTGGAGCCGATCCTGGACCGGCCGCGCGACAAGCAGGGCCGCCCCGTGCTCGGCGCCACCCTCTGGTACGACGCGCGGATCCCGTTCATGCGGGTCGACGCGGCTGACGCGGCGACCATCCAGAGCACCGAGGCGCTGACGATCGCGTCGCTGATCAAGGAGGGGTTCACCCCCGAGAGCGTGATCAAGGCCGTGGCGAATAACGACTGGTCGGTCCTGGCGCACTCGGGGCTGGTTTCCGTCCAGCTTCAGCCGCCGGGCAGCCCGCAGCAGCCGGAGGCGCCCGCGCAGCAGCAGGCAATCCCGCCGGGCTCGGCCTTCCCGGCCATGCCGGCGGCGCCATCGAACGGGAACGGGAACGGAGCCAGATGACGACCAGGGCACGCAGCCGCAGCGGCGGCGATGGCTGGTACCGGATCACTAATCAGTCGGCCGGCCCGGCGCAGATCCTCCTGTACGACCTGATCGGCATGTGGGGCGTCACCGCGCAGGACTTCATCCGCGACCTGGCGGGCGTGGACGGCCCGGTCGACGTGCACATCAACTCCGACGGCGGCGACTGCTTCGAGGCGTTCGCGATCTACAACGCGCTGCTGGCCCGCAGCGGCGTCACGACCGTCGTCGACTCGATCGCGGCGTCGGCGGCGTCGGTGATCGCGATGGCGGGCGAGCAGCGGCTGATGGCCCGCACGTCGCAGATGATGATCCACGACGCGTGGGCGGGGATCGACGGCAACGCCGATGACCTGCAGCACATGATGGGCCGGCTCAACGTGATGTCGGATCAGCTCGCCGGGATCTACGCGGACACGGCGGGCGGCCAGCCGGATCACTGGCGCGGGCTGATGCGGGCGGAGACGTGGTTCACGCCGGAGCAGGCCCTGGCCGCGGGGCTGATCACGGGCGTCGTCGCCTCGTCCCGCGAGCCGGTGCCCGCTGGCGCCGGAGCGGCCGCCGCGGCGCCGCGGGGCGGCATCCGGGCCGCGGCTCACGTGCCCTGGGATCCCGACGGCGACGGGGACGACGACTCGACCCCCGAGGGCGACACCGATCACTCGCACTGGTCGGCGGACGGCAAGCAGCTCAAGTCCGTGCCGGGCAAGCCGATGCCGGGCCAGCCGCCGGCGGAGGACCCGACGCCTAACAACGCGGCGCGCGGCCCGGTCGTGAACTGGGACGGCAGCGCCGCGATGTCGGCGGCGTCGTCCGCTGATGACCCGGCCGCGGCGCTGGCGTCGATCTGCGCGGGCCGCAAGGACGGCGACCCGAAGACGCAGGCGGCGTACGCGCTCCCGCACCACGCCCACCCCGGCGGCCCGCCGGACCCGGACGGCACCAGGAACGCGCTGTCCCGACTGCCGCAGACGCAGGGCCTCACGAACGAGGCCGCCGCGAAGGCGCACCTTGAAGCGCACATGAAGGCGATCAGCCCGGGCGACACCGCCTCGGGATCACTCGAAGGGAACCAGGCAATGGGAGATGAAGGCGCGCTGACCATCGAGGGTCGCCGTACCAGGATCACCGACATCGGCGCCAGGCTGACCGAGATCGCCGGGGCTCACCCGGCGTCGGTGCTGCCGGCCGACACGCAGGCCGAGTGGGACCAGCTGTCCGCCGAGCGCCGCGACCACAACGCCGCGCTGACCGCAGTCGAGGCGCGGAACGCCGAGCTCGCGGAGGTCCACGCGGGCAGCGGCGGCACCCATGACGGGCCGCGGCCGCAGGGGAACGCCAACGGCGCGCCGTCGCAGCGGTTCGGCGCCCCGGCGTCCCGGCCGTCGCACGACATCTACGACCTGGCCGCGATCCGGCAGCAGGCCCGCAGCCCCCAGGAGCTGCCGGAGCTGTACCGGACCAACGCGCTGCGCGCCATCGAGGAGCACCGCTTCCCCGGCTCGAACCGGGAGACCGCGCAGGAGAACGCGGCGAGCCTGCTGGACTCGATCGCCGACGACACGACCGGGTGGGTCGCGCGGCGGATCCTGGCGACCGGCTCGCCGGAGTACGCGCGGGTGTTCGGCCGGGCGCTGGCCGCTGGCCGGCCGCCGACGACCGGCCGGGACGCCGACATCCTGGCCCTGGGCGAGTCAGACACCGGCGCGTTCGCGGTGCCGTTCCAGCTCGACCCGACCGTGATCCTGACCACGAACGGGGCCATCAACCCGCTGCGGCAGATCTCCCGGGTGGAGCGGATCACCGGCAAGGAATTCGACCTGGTGACCTCGACCGGCGTCGTGGTGTCCCGGCTGGCCGAGTTCGCGGCGGCGACGAACAACGCGCCGACGCTGGCCCAGCCGACCCTGCAGCCCAAGAGGGTGTCGGGGTGGATTCCGTTCTCCGTCGAGCTGGAAGGCGACTGGACGGGGCTGCAGGCCTCGATGATGAGCCTGCTGGTCGACGCGAAGGACGTGGAGGAGTCGGCGTCGTTCACCAACGGCCCCGGCACCGGCGTGACCGCCGGCGGCGTCGTCGCCCTGCAGTCCGGCGGCTCGCTGATCACCGGCACCGGCGGTGTCGCGACGCTGTCCTTCAAGGACCCGGAGACGCTGGAGTCGGCGATGGCCCCGCGGTTCCGCGGGCAGGCGTCGTACCTGGCCAGCAAGACGACGTTCAACAAGTACCGGAACCTGTTCGCCGCGCAGGCCGGGTTCTCCACCGACCCGTGGAACCGTCCGTCGCTCGGCCAGCCCCGCCAGCTGTGGGGCTACGACGCGAACGAGGACTCGGACATGATCATCACCAACGCGACCGGTGACAAGCCGCTGCTGATGGGCGACTTCGGCCACGGGTTCCTGATCGTGGACCGGGTCGGGATGAACATGGAGCTCGTGCCGACCGTGTTCGGGGCCTCGCAGGGCAACCTGCCGAGCGGCACGCGCGGCTACTTCGCATGGTGGAGGAACAACTCCACCGTGCTCATCCCCAACGCGTTCCGGCTCCTGGTCGTGGGCTGAGCGATGCCCGGGGAGATCCTGATCGCCACCGAGACGGTGCTGACGACGTTCGAGGGCGCCGACGTGTACATCTACGCGGGCCAGACGACCGCGCGGGAGGGTCACCCGATCCTCAAGGGCCGCGAGGCCATGTTCATCCCGGTGCAGGTCACCTGGGAACTGCCGGAACCAGAGACTAAGCCGGCGGCCAGGTCCGCGGCGAAGAAGACGGGAGCAGGCCAGTGAGCGACAGCAAGGTCCGCGAGGACGCCAGGGCGCAGTACGCCGCCGACGAGGCCGCCGGCAAGGCGGACGCGTCCGCCGCGGCGGCCAGGTACGCCACGGAGCGCCGCGAGGGCGCCGAGGCGGCCCTCCAGGCGTCGGTGCGCAAGTCCGTGGCGGAGGAGGCCATCCTGCAGGCCGCCGTCGATGAGGCGGCCGAGGCGGAGAACGCTGC